GCGCGGGTGTCCAATTCACGAGCAAGACGGTTCGACTCAGCCATTTTGTTTCCTCATTCCTTCCGCAACCTGCTTAGCGTAGAGTTCCAGAGGAACCCCAAGCCGCTTGGCGATATTCACTTGTGATTGTGTCAGCACGATCTTTCTGGGCGCTGTGCTGCGTGTTGCTGGTGCTACAACTGAAGACTTTTTTGCGGTCTTTCCCGAGGAAAACGCATCTGGGAAAATTTGCCGTACACGAGAGTTAATCTTCTCGTAGTACTCGTCACTCGTTGTATCCACCCCGCTTTCAACAAGTTTTTTGTGAACTGTCAAAGCAACTGCGGTCATTTCATCGTCTGAACCAAACCACGGATTGGCATCTTGCCACGCACGGGCTTTGTTATCGACTTGAACCGGCTGCTCAACAGGTCGTGGAGCGGGTTGTACCACAGAAGTTTCAGGCTTTGCAACTGCCGGCTTAAAATTGTTTACCCGCTCAAATTTAATTTTGGCGGTAGTTAACTCTTCTTGGGCCGCTACAAGTGCATCTGAATCTCCAGACTCATACGCTTGTTTGTATTTTTGCTTAGCCTGCTCTACCTCGTTTGCAACAACTTTTTTGGCTTGTTCAAGCAAAGCCTGCTGGCCTTGACCCAAACTACCCTGGAGTCGTTTGTTCTCTTCAACAAGATTCTGAGCAAGGCGCAGAGCTTCTTCGCGCTCACGCAACGCGGCCTCTTTGGCCCTGCGCTCTTCGTGATACCCCTTGGAGAAGTGCTGAATGCGCTTCTTGACGCCATCGGAATACTGCTCAAGCTCGTCGTCGGTGACCTCTGCTGGAGCTTCCTTCATGGGCTTGCGGCCCTTGTCGGCTTCCGGCGTGTCGTCTACGACTTCAATCTCTGGGGCATCTTCGACTTCGTACTCCACCTTTTCTTCAGAGGTGGACACGGGGGTCTCATCGGGGAACTTAAATTCTTCGCGTTCTACGTTAACCATTTACGGCCTCCTTCTTTTGTTCTTGTTCTTGCTTAAGCATACGAACCTTGCGCTCAAGGTACCCTGTGTAGCTTGAAACCTCACGAGAACGGGCTTTCAGCGTATCTTCCAAGTTGCGCAAAATAGCCGTAACTTCGTTCAAACGCTCACGCGCACGAGACAGCTCATACCAAGCAAAGTCATCGGTGACTCCGTTGGCAACAATTTCTTCTTTGTCCATGAACTACTCCTTATGCGCGTTGAACGCCGCGAGGGTCTTGCACAACTGCTTCAACACTGTCGTCATTGATGATCCGCCACTCAGTGCCGTGAATCTTCAACCGCGTACCCGTGTTTGGGCGAACAAGAATAAAGTCCCCCACCTTGCAGGAAGGGCCACTTGGGAACCGCAGTGGATCTTTGTAGCAGTCTGGCCCCATCTTGGCGACAAACAGCACGGGACTCATCACCTCTTCGAAGTGCATGGTCTGACCAGCCTTTGCCAAGCCGCTTTCGTACTCATCCACGGCTTTTGGAAGCATGCAAAGCAGGTGATAGGTCACCGGATCAGGCACCTGTCGGGCCTTTTCTGCGTCACTTTCCGGGAGTACCGTGGTACTAGTACCGTCGCTCAGGAGTAGTTCACTCATCGTCGTCTCTTTCCATCTTTCGCACAAGGTCGGTTATAAAAGCATGAGCGCGTGAGAGACCCTGGACCTCACCCGTCATGAATTTGTACTCAGCAAAATCTTTTGCCGAGCCTGAGATAAGCGCCTGGGCGATGGACTCCCGGCGCTCCTCTAATTCCTTAATGACTACGTCAAACGCAGTAGTCGCCATATTTAATCCTTACTGTTTAGGTTGTTGACGCATAGCCTTTATGGCCTGTTGCTGAGTTTGTTGCCGCAACTTTTGTTGATGCACTTGCTCTTTGTGCATTAGCTCTTGTTTTGCTTTTGCAGCCTTGAACCTTGGGTCTTCGCCTTGGTTTTTCCTGGCCTCCAAAGCCAAACGAGCTTGCTCAATTTGCAGCTTGCCTTGAGCGATCTGGAAGTCACGCTGGCTGTCTGCTTCCTTGCGCTTAAGCTCTTCTGCCTTGAGTTGCAGTTCCGCCTGGGCCATTTGCAACTGAGGGTTCTGCGCCATCTGTTGCGCCTGCTGCTGTTGAGCATTGGCTTGGTTTACTTGCATTAGCTGGGTAGAAGCCTGAGCCACAAGCCTTGACAACTGCACTTCGGTTTGTTCATCAAGCTCTGCATCAGGTGCCGTCATGGGCACACCAAGCTGCTCCTCAACCTTTTGGCGGTACAAGAAGGCCAGATGTTCTGCGTTATGAGACATGATTGCCCCCATAACCTGCTGCGCCATAGGTGACTGCCCGATCATCCCCATCACCATCGGGTCTTGCATCATTGCCATGTGGGTAGCAATGTGAGCCTCGTGGTCCTGATAGATAAACGCCTTGGTCGGTTTGCCGGTCAAGAAGCTCATGTTCTCAGAGATGGGGTCACGCGGCTTCTGGTCGTCTTCAATCGGTACCAGCTTCTCGGCGTTCTTGATCCCCAAAACCTCCAGCATTTGCCGGTGCAACTGGGGAAGGTCATAGATCTGCGGAGCGCCTTGTGCAAGTTGTAATGCAGCTTGGTACTGCATGATCCGCTGCGCCATCGTGGCCGCATTCGGGTCGCTGACCGGGATCACCTCAACTAAATCGTAGTCGGCTTGTTTAACTGACCGGTTACCACCCTCAGGTGTGTAAGAGTAGTCAGGCGGCAGGAAGTCACGGATGATTTCCTTCAGGAGCTTGAACTCCATGCGCAGGCTTGAGTGGACCCGAGCCTGCACGGCGCTCATGGTCTTCAACTGACGCTCAAGAATAGCCAGCGTAGTTCCAACCGGAGCTTGGGCAGACATATCACTGACCTTTAGGTCAGCAATAGCTGCAAGCCTTCGGCCATCTTCCGTAATTTGCTGGAGCAGCGCGGCCAAAACTTGGCTCGGCTCCTTGTACGGCAGGGGCATGATGTTGTCCCTGACCGACCCACTTGGTACGTCTACGTCACGGAACTCGCCCGGAGCGATGGGAGTGTCATCTCCCTTAATCCTCAGACCACGGCTCTTCAGACCACCGGGCAGGTTGGACAGGGTTCCTGCGTCCACCAACTGGCGGATGATGGAAGTGCCAGCGCGAGCATAACCACCAATAAGGTGGATATAACCCAGGCCATAAGCGCCAAAACCAGGGATATAGGTGTACTGGACGAAGTGCTGTCGCTTGAGCTTCTTTTGGTCGCTTTCTTCCCAATTGCGACGGATCGCCAGAACCTCTTCAGTGCCACGATCAAGCGTAACGACATACGGCAGAGGAACTTCATCTTCGTACCCCGGCATATCCCAGTCCACATGGATCTCTAGGATCTGATACCGGTCGTCATCCGTCAAGGAATATCCTTGCTCTTCTGCCTTTTTCTTCTCAACGTCCGTCAAGATGCGGGTCGGTTCACCCAGGTCCACCTCTCGGTAGAACCCAGCAACCTGCAACTTCTTGACCTCGTTCTCCGTCTTGCGCATCACATGCGTCACACGCTCGGCGGTGTAAACATTTGACGCCCCATAGGGCATGATCAAGTCTTCAGCCGGCACAAACGGAGCAGCAGGCAGTTCCGTGCTCGGATTGGGGTAGATCTTCTTAAACGCAGCACCTGCAAGGCCCAGGGAATACAGCATCCGCTCATGTTCTGAGCGGTAATCGATCATCTTCTCGGTCAGCATGTAGTTCATGTCATCGCGGACACGTTCTGCTGCATCTTCATTGAGCCGGGTGGACTCACCAATAATCTGCGTCTTCACCGGCCCTTGAGCCGGGAAGGTCTCCGTGATCATTTCTGACTGGAACCTGATGGCAGCTTCCGTCAAAAGAGGCGAATAAACCCCACAAGCGCCCGACCAAGGCTCAGTTCTTTCTTCATACTTCATGCCAAGGACTTCCAAGCCCTTGACAAACATCTCTGTCCAGTCTTTGCGACTGTTGATGTCCGCATCTACCAGGGCTACAAGCTCAGAAGCCAGGGATTGAAGCTCACTTTCATCCATGAACTCCGCCAGATTGGCGTCAAACTCGTCTGCCGTCTCAGATTCGGGCATGAGGTCAATTTCCACCCCGTCAATCCCAATCTTTACCCCTTCCGGGTCTTCAATTTCAATCTCAATGGCCGGTTCATCGGTCATTACGCCCATTTCCATCGGAATCAGGGCCTGATCTACGTTCGTTGCCATGTCAAATCCTTAGTAGAAAGCGACTTTGCGCTTAAATGACCGCATTTCTTCCTGCTCGTCCGTCTGAAGACGCAGGAAACCACCTTGTCGGAAGCGGATTAGGGCCTGGACAGCGCTGTCTGTCAGGTCATCGTGGTCTGCGTTGGGAAACGCGGCCATGTTTTCGATCAACTCTCTGGCCCACCGAGTGTCTGGAGCCCACACTTTACCCGACTGGAACAAATCCGCCACCGAATTTATGCGGACAAACTTGTCGTTGCCTCTACTGGGCGTGTATTCAGACACCGGAATGCCCATTTTTCGCAACTCAAAGATCAACGGAGCGCCCGCAGCCTTGGCTTCCACGATGAACGCATCCGGTTCCCAGTCTATGTAATGAGCATGAGCTTTCTCTTTTAGCTCAGGGAACTCCATGCGCTTCTGAAACGCATCCAACAAAATAATATTTACGTCATTCTCGTCTTCGTTGAGGTGAAAAACACCCCAAGTCGTACACGCAGAGAAGTCATTCCTCTCGCCTTTGGTGAAGGCCGTGTCCCAAGACTGGATGATGAACTCACATTTAGGAGGTTTTTCAGGTTCCCAGATTTTCCACCACTCTCTTTTGACAATTGCACCCTCTTCAGCCGTCGGATTTTGCTGATACTGAGCGTTCCACTTGGCCGGAGGAAGTTCGTCTCTTAGAGCAGACAACTCCTCCAACGACCAAAACTCAGGCCATAAGGGTTTACCCGAAGGCATGATGGCTGGAAGTTCAATGACTTCCCACTGGTCTTCCTTCCCCAACTCTCCAGCGGTCTTCAGGATCTTTCCTGTTAAGTCCGACTTACTCCACCTAGTCATCACGACGACTATGGCCCCTCCAGGCTGGAGACGCTGTCTTGGACCCGACGAGTACCACTCAAACACGGAGTCATAGATTTCCGGTCTACCTGCGGCCAGGGCGGCCTCTTGTTCCGAGTGCGGATCGTCAATGATCAGCAGGTCCGCACCCTTACCCGTCATCGTGCCGCCTACACCGATAGCAAAGTACTCACCATTCTTATTAGTTGCCCATCTTCCTGCGGACTTAGAGTCTTGTCTCAACGCCACGTCCGGAAAGATTCTCGCGTACTCCTCAGACCCCACCAAGTTCCGCACCTTCCGGCCAAAGTTCACAGCCAGATCAGCAGTGTTTGACGCCTGGATCACCTTCTTCTCAGGATACCGGCCAAGGAACCAACTTGGAAGTAGATACGAAGCAAACTCAGACTTTGTATGTCTAGGGCCAAGATTGATGATCAACCTCTTCAACTTGCCTTCCGCGATCTCCTCAAACTTCTTGGCCATTACCGCATGATGCCGCCCATGAATAAACCCCGGCCACATCTTCTTCACATACGCCATGAAGCTCTTCTGGCACCTCTCCCTGTCCACAGCATCCTTGTAATCCTGCACCTGCTGTAACAGCTTCTCCTGATCCGCAGGAGTCAGACTTGCCACTAGATCGTCTAGTTTCACTGGGCCTACTCCATGTTGCGGAAGTGGATGTACGTAGGCCGCACAGACCTGCCCATCCCCTCAACCCTCTTCAGAGCACCTAGCTTCACAAGACGGTCCACAATTTTTTTGGTGCTCCCAAGCCCAGGCTTGCCCCGTAGCTCACAAATATTCCTCAGGCTCGGCCCGTACCCAAACCGCTCCCACCACACATCTATCGCCAAGAACACTTCCTTCTGAGCTTCTGTCATCCCCATCTCCAACGTCTCTTCCTTAGATCCGTACACTTTCCTCAACGGACTCTGCAAAACTTTCTTCGTGCGCCACTTTTTGGCCGGCTTAGAACTTTCCATTACAAATCAACAACTTAGCCACGTTTCCTCAACCATTACTTTCGTGTCGCTAAATTTAGAGGCAACAAAATTTGTGCGCGCCAAAATTTAGCTTTGAGGCAAAATCCATTACAAATCATAGACTTAGCGCATCTTTTTCAAGTTTTACTTTTGTGTCGCTAAATTTAGACCTGAGTAAAACAGTCGGGAATCGCTGCCAAAATTTTTGGTATACCCCCCCCCACTTTTTTGTGGGAAGAGTGACGGGGGGGGTTCCGTAGAAACATGGGGTCGTTGGTGTGGAATGGACACGAACATGGGACGGTTTGAGTGGAATAGTATGTTTAAGGCGGCGGGACTCCGCCTGCAGGCTCGGGGGGGTCCGGGGTGGGTGGGGTCGCGTCCGTGGGCTCGCTCGATCCCGCAAGCTCCCGCAGTAGCGAATCCGCGTCAGCTTCTATCACCGTTGCATCCGTGGCGCTCGCAGATATAAGCCCGCGAAGCTCTGACATTACCCGGGCTCGAGCATCCTCGCTGGAGGAAATAGTCCTGACTTCCTTCCTCTCAGTGAATGCTGCTACCTCTGTAACCGTGCCGAGAATCTTTGCAGCTTGCAGGCGAACGGCCGGCTTTACTTCAGGATCGATCAGGGTTTGGGTCAGGGTCTGGATAACTAAAGACCGAAGCGCGGCAGGGGAACGATGTTTCTCCGCCTCTATTGCCAGGGTGTAAGCCTCTATCTCGCGGATGATGCGTGGATCACTGGCTATCTTGTACGGGTCACTTCTCACGCTGTAGTCGCTCGTTGGGTTATAGGCCTTCCGGTATGCGTCAGCTTTAGTCGCGCCGTGTGCTATCTCGCGGGCGAACTTCTTTTGTTTATGAGTGAGACCACCGGAGACGGTCTTGCCTAAGATTGCCTCTATCGGTAGTTCCTTAGCTGCTGACTCTAGGGTCTTACGTGAGAGCTTCACTGGTGTTCTTTACAGTGGTGTAGTTCTATACAGTATAGGGGAACAGGAGGGAAAGCAATAGGACTGCTGTTCGCTGGCGCTCACTGCGGGCTGAAGACACCCGGCGCAGCCCCTTCCCTGGTGCCATAGGCCGCCCCTATCAAGCCAGCCCATCCCATTGGAAAGTTTCACTTGCACTCTGCATGCTGACTGGTAGGATTGCATCTGTTGCATGAGTTGCAACTAACAGGAGAACCCTCACCATGGAATTCTTGTCTTCTCTCGGTTACTTTGGGACACGGCTGTTTTTTGCCGCTGTTGTCCTGGCTGTTTTCGGCATCGTTGCACTTCTAAGGGGCACAAAGTGAAAAAGCACGGCGGAATGTATTTTTGGTCTATCGGACCCTTTGGGGGTTCGGTCTACGTTAAAGCTGCGGCTCGCCCTAGGCTCGCCCTGTTGGCTAACGTGGCTTTCGCATGCTCGTTCGGGCTTGCACTTGGCGCCCTTGTGGGCTTTGGTATCTGACACAAACAAAGGAGAACTAACATGGCAACACCTAACAGCATCGTTGTGTATGACGGCCCTTCAAGAATTGACGGTAAACCCATTGTGGTGATCCTGACAGGGCTTGCAGATTCAAGCGAAAACAGCAAAACCGGGAACCTCGTTCAATCCTTCATCATCCGGGCGGATGTTGACCCCACGGACGCACTCAAAACCGGGGACGATGCCAGTGTTTGCGGGCTTTGCCCACATCGTCCCTTGATCGCTCGCATGCTGGAGCGAGCCGGCGTGCCCACGGCACCATGCTACGTTAACGTAGGGCATAGCGTGTTAGCGGTTTGGGGAGCATATCGCCGGGGCTCTTACCCTAAGGCATCGTCAATCGATCAAGTGGCGCAGCTATTGAAGGGCCGCAAGCTACGGCTTGGCACTTACGGCGATCCGGCTGCGGCTCCCGTGGCGCTGTGGCAATTGCTGGTATCGCTAGCGGCGGATCATGTAGGTTATACGCACCAGTGGCAAGCCGTGGGCTTTGATGCTGCAGCATGGTCCCCACTCGTTATGGCAAGCGCTGATAACGAGAGCGAAGCCCTGCAGGCTCAGAAAATGGGCATGCGCTATTTCAGGGTGAGCATTGGAGTGGATCGCAAGCCTTTGGAGGTTTCTTGCCCTGCGAGCGCTGAAGGGGGACGCAAGGCTCAATGCTCTGATTGCATGCTCTGCGCTGGTACGTCAAAGCAAGCTCGCTCTATCGTGATCGCCGATCATGGACCGGGTCACCAAAAACGGATCATTCATCTTTTGACCGAAAAGCAAAACCGCGAAAAGCAAGCATTGGCCCTTGCCATGATTCAAGCGGGCGTAAGGGGTTGACCTATGAAGACCATGCAAGCCCGTTACCCTGGAAAGTGCGCCAGAACTGGTGCGCCTATCCGCCCGGGTGATTTGATCGTATACGCTGGAAAGGGCAGGGCTTACCTGTCCGACCTGATCCCCGCGATTGACCCGGACCTAGCCCTAGCCCGGTCGATTGACCCAGAACTAGCGGATGCGGACACGGATGCTGCAGCGCATGCCGGACGATACCTGCGGCAAAGCCTGGAGCGTGGCGTATCGCATGTGTGGAACTCTGGTGGCCGTGAGTTCTATCGGAATCGCGCCGGCCGGTGCGAAGATGCCCCTTGCTGTGGCTGTTGCAATACTTGAGGGTTGACCCATGGAACCCGTGGACAAAGCCCTGATTCTCGTTTCCCTGGTGGCACTGGTTCTGGTGCTGCTGGGGGTCATTTGAACTGCTGCGCCTGACGGCGCTTTGGAGAACCCGTGAAAGTTTCTGCCCTGAAAGAATTTATCCGTTCGAACGGCTATGCATGGCCTGGAGGTTATCCATGCGCTCTCCTCATGATGGATGGCGAGTGTATTGACGCACAGTCTGCCCGCGAGAACTTCCGCCAGATACTGGACTCACTCAAGCACGGCACTTCAAGGGATTGGACGCCTGCCGCTATCTTTGTCCACTGGGAGGGTGACCCGATCATCTGTGCTCACTCAGGCCGTGCTATTGAACCCGCCTATTCTGAGGACTGACAGGCACCTATAGGCCATGCGGTGGCCTATGGGGGCATGTTGCCCGACAGGAGAAAAACCATGCTGAAAATTGACTACGTTCAAGACCCTGGCCACGGTTGGTTTGCCGCCGATGTTCAATCCCTTGCATCGCTGGGGCTGGCCGACAAAATTTCACGCTACAGCTACCGCGACGGCGATTTGGCGTGGCTTGAGGAGGACTGCGACGGCCCCGCATACCTCCGTGCCCTGGCGCAGTCTGGCCGGGCTTATCAGATCATCGAAACGCACACGCGGGGCGATGCCTGGATCCGCTCCCTGCCGCGTTTTTAACCCGCTGGGGCTCCGGCCCCGGCCTTTTCGAAGGACTGACCTATGCTGAAAGTTATGCAAGCCAAGTGCCTCATGCCCGGAATGGTGATGGCATTCTCAAACCCTCGTCAGAATTTTCTGATCGACGATGTGGAATGGGACCGCGACGGCGAGATAAAGGTGCATCACGGTAACTTTACTGCGGTGGACTGGTACGAGGCCGAGTCCAACGTTTGGGTTCAATTGGAGGGCTGACCTATGCACGAAAAATCTACCGCCTTGCAGCTGGCTGAACGGCTTGAAGACACTGAGAACCCGAGACTGCACTTACTGCCTTACGCCGCCGAAGAGCTACGCCGCCTTGATGCGCGGTGCAACACTTTGCTGTCCGCATTGCATAGCCTCAGCCTTGCATCTCAAGATTCTGGCAGCACCCGCGAGGGAATGGGCTGCTATGCCCGCGCCGCCATCGCTGCCGCCACGAAGGACTGACCTATGAACGAACTACAGGCCGCCTGCGGGCTTGCCCGCACTGAGGTTCTGCCCCCTGGAGTCGGGGAATACATCCAACATTTGAGGGACGCCCTGTTGTGGGCGCTCTGCCAGATTGAGGATGACTTAGACCCAGACCATCAGGCCGCTCTCGCTGCCGCTCATGCCCTCGTGGAGGACTGACCTATGGGACCGCTTACCTCTTCCCCCGACGAACTGGCCGCCTGGGACCATCGCCCCAAGCGACAGGAAGAACCCGACCTAGAGCCCAATGAGTGGTCCGATGAGGACGCCGACCGGGCCGAAGATCGGTGGATTGCTGAACGTGACAACCTTTACCGTTGAGGACTGACTTATGTGGCACTACACAAAAGCCCCCGTAAATGTCCGCGCAGGATGGACTGTTTACTGTGGAGATGATCCGATAGCCGATGTGCTGCCGGATTGTGACGATTCCCGCGCCCGCTTGATTGCTGCTGCGCCCGCGCTACTGGACGCCCTGCGCCGCGTCATGCGGCACATCCCCGAAGATGCTGGAGGCGCAAGCCTCAGTGACGATATGCACCGCGCCCGCAAAGCCATTGCCCGCGCCACATCAGAGGACTGACCTATGAAAGTCAAAACCACCGTAACGGAAACCGTGACCTATCAATTTTGGGTTGAGGTTCCCGACGATGCCACGGACGAACAGATTGACGATGCCGCCCGCGAAGAATGGGACGCAAACCCTGGCCGCAAACCCGTGGACTACGAATGTGACATTGAAGCCGACTACCCGGTTTCCGCCCCGTAAGTGAGGACTGACCTATGGTTGAAATTCTTTCCGAGTGCCTGCGCCGCGCCGCCCGTGCGCGTGAGCATCAGCACATGGTAGACCTCATGGCTATTGCCCGCCTACTAAGCCAAGGACTGACAGAGGCAGAAGTCATGCAAGCAAAACTTAAAGCAGAGGACTGACCTATGCTGGACTGCTGCCCGCTTCGGCGGGCTTTTTTACGCCTGTCCACTTGCACCACGCTGAGGACTGACGTAGAATCCTGCCATCTGTCGGCTTGGTAACCCGGCAGTAGCACTCTAACTGCGAATCCTGAACCCTTAAGTGTGGGAGCGGGCTTCGTCAAAGCGCATGGAAGGTGTTAGAGACCAACCATGTTGCGGCAACCAAGCCTAAAGCTCGTACCCCCACTTAAGGGTTTTTTCTTTTGGACTTCCACCCTGACGATCTTGAGAGACTGCTTCCCACCTACGGGAAGCGGCCTGTTGACTTCGAGGTGACTACCGTAGGGCAGCGCATCTGCGGGCTGTTCTCAGGCACTCAAAGGAAGATCAACTGCATCCGCGATGTAGTGTCAGGCACCGTCCCCTTCGACCACAATGGGCGCAGGCGCATAGCCAAGGCCAGAGACAGCCTGATCTTCTTCGCTGGGCTCTTGGCCGATGCCCGCAGGGATGACCCGCGATCCATGACAGACCTTCGCTGGGAAGAATCCTTCTGGCTGGGCTCCTTCCTTCGCATGTGCAAAGCCTACTCACGCAAGGCGATAGTCTTTAACCGTGGGAACATGCAAGACTTGCCGCAGGTTGACTACCACCGGGAAGGATGCGCTTTGCTGGGCCTGAGCGGTGGCGAGACGGTGGATGAGGTGCTGACCGCTATCCGCGCCGAGTTCTACCCGTACATCGAACCTCATATCACTACACCAGCAGCGCAGGAAACCGAGGCAGTGGAGCGCTCAGACACCTCAGAATGCAGGCCATGGATGGGGCAAAAGCAAAAAAAGCAGTACTACCTGACGTTTAGTGAGTTCCAGGCTATCAAAAAACTGGCGAAGTCCTCTGATTTGCGGATCGCAGCGGGCAGATTGTCAGGTTACAAGCGCAGAGGTGACGTTGCTGGCTTTCTGAATACGCTGTATTCCATGCGGAGTGGACGCCTAAGCACTCGCGGCAGTGCAAAAAACTTGAACGGTGGCCGACAGAAGTTCGGTTCATTGGGGGAAAAGGTGATGAGTTCTGTTCTTCTTGGCTCCGCTTCCATCCTTGAGGCCACGTTCAAACTGCATCAGTTTATGGCTACAGGAGAAATGCCGTGAATGAATCGTTTATCCGCTGGGCGGCCTCCGTCAAGTGGTGCGCTGACTGCAAGCGCGAGAGCGTTGGTGTGTTGATCAAGCCGCATGAGTGGGTGTGCCCTCACTGCGGCGTTATCCACGAAAGGAGTGGCGATGGAATACTTTTACAACCCGAAGAACAAGAAGACCGTGGCGCACATCTGGACGGGCGCTGATACTGCATGCACGATGTTCAGCACTGGCGGGCTTCGTGGGAAGAAAAGGTTGGTCATGCCTGATACTTCAAACAAACCCATTTGTCTGATGTGTCAGAACAACGCACTGAAACTTCAGTTCAAAGCCGCTTTGGACAGAAACGAATGACCACCATAGTGAACATCACCCTCGTTCAGCAGGGTGACACCATTTCAGTCCGATCTGATGCGCTGGGCCGGGACGAGCAAGTCCTGGCAATCGGCATGCAGATCGTGGCTTACTTGAGCATGCTGGAGCAACAGAACCCAGACCACATGACAGTTGACATGCCTACGCTGTCAATGGGAGCGCACTGAGGACCGATCTACCGGTCTTGAAGATGCCTTCCCTCAGGTGGTGATCGTTGCAATCACCAAGCTGGTCTGAGATCCAGTAGGGCCAGCCAATCTCCTTGGCTACCCTCTCCCCCGTACCAGAAGCATCGTTGTCCGCTATGACGTAGCCTCCCGGCAGCGTAGCGGCGACCTTCTGCATGTTCCCTGCGCTGAAACACACATGGATGGTGTACCTGCGTTTGTAGTTTTTGAGGATGGTTCTCAGAGACAGAGCTGTAGCGTAGCCCTCGCACAAGAAGTGTGGCCCCTTATTGTCGATCACAAACTCTGCGCCCGAGGTGCGCTGGCCCGTCAGAAACTTCTTGCCGCCAGCATCGTCAATCAACTGGACGCCAACTAAGTTTTTTCCTATCCGCATGGGGATGACTAACAATTTTTGTCCGTCCTTAACAAAAATGTTCCCAACCTCCTCTGGAAAACCCTTTTTGCGCAGGTAGTCGTGATGGGCATACTGGCACTGGTGCAGTATCCAGGCGGCTTTTTTGGAGGCCTCCTGCTGCCTGAGCGCGGTCTCTCGCATCGCACGGTCGATCTGTGCCTGTATCTCCCGCCGATCAATTTGTACGGGCTTCTCTGGCCTC